CCCAGCTTGAGTTTGCATGACTGCTAAGTCATCAAAGGCAACTTCCTTTTGATCTTTAAAAAAAGCCTCCATGCTAGAATCAATGTCTCTGTTGAAAAGCAATGTCGCTTCGTTGCTTGCTAGGTCATCAAAGTACTGTTGATAGCGCATATTCTGCTGTTGAATGGCTTGTGCTTCACCAACAATTCTGTCGGTAATCATTCTCTCTGCGGTCTGTCTGGACTCTTCTTCCTGCGCTCTAGCAGCCTGATTGCCGCCGATCAGGTTTAAGCCCATTCCTAATACTTGGAAAAAACTCATTAGAATATTAACTCCGCTACTAATCCATTAACTTGCAAGTTTAATGGTGCATCTTGCGTAATGGTAATCTGTGGGTCACGATTATAACCCAACAATCTAAACTCTTTTTTCCCAGTAAAAGCCTGTGGGCTTAATGACAAATCATCAGTTACGTTACGAATAATTAAAGATGTTCCATTTACACTGCATGACAGGGTGCTGTTTAAATCTAAGTAAACACTACCTAAACTTCTAGGCGTTCCAGTTAAAGGCCCGTTTCCAGCTGAAGCATCAATAGGATTTGTTGTTAGCTCTACGTTAAACTTATAGCCAATCTCAACAGTAGTTAAGGAAGAATCAACGCTGGAAACATCCACATTACCAGAGGCTACAGTAAACCTACCAACAAAATTATTGCCATCTATAACCTCAACAATTGCTCCATCATTAAAGTCAGAAGACACATTAAACACACCAGCAGTCCCAGTATAACTCTTAGCCATGTCAGTGTTAAAATCAGAATCAAACTCACACAAAACAATTTTTTTTGTGCCATCACCTAAGTCATACTCAACATTAGCAAACACACGATCATCAATTGTTATAGTCGAATGAAATACTCCATTTGTAGTGAACTCAACCCAGCCAGCGCGTTGCTCTGCCCGATTGGAATTAAAGACAGCCATTGTCCCATCTTCATTCAATACGAATACATAGCTTTCAGATCTGCTTAAGGCTCCATATAAAGTGTTCATCTCTACTGGTGATTTAATTAAATGCGATGATATTGTTGATATTGGGTTGGCAACATAAGCAGCCTCGCCATCACTATAGATATATTCCCTAACAATCTGACCGCCCTTTTGAATAAATAGTGTTGCGCCATCTATTGCTTGCGGTCTTTCATAACCAGAACCAAAAGGTGTTTGTCGCCTAACTTGTGCATTAGTTGGGGTTATCGGCTGGTTCTGAAACGCTGGAACATACATCTCAGAAGACGCAGTAAACACTTGAAGATCACGATTAGATATCAAGTGACGGATTTGCTGTATCTCACCGACAGATGCAGTAAGGTGAATCGCCTCATTATCCTTAGCATCCCCAACATCAAAATTATAATAAGACGCAATCTTACTAAACCATATTGAATCTGGTTGCCCTAATGTTCCTCCAAACACTAATCTATTCTCATGAAATGTAACCGCCGAAGGAAAGCCACGCAGAGATGAATAGGATTGCTCATCCCATGTTGTTGTTGGAGCATGTGTAGTTATGTCAGGTGTTCCACCACCAAGCTCAGAAGCATTGGCATTAGATCCAGCAGTAAAGGTAAACTTATCATCACTAAGAACCTTAAGAACTGTGCGGCCGCCATTTAATTGATTTATTGAAATACCACCAATTGTTCCAATGTTTTCTATCGCAATAAGATCGCCAACTGATAAGCCATGATTTGCAAGTATAACCTCAACAACATTTGAGCCTTCATTGGTTTTAATTGAGTTTGCACTAAGCGTAACCTTCAGAGCATCAAGAACATCACCCGTTGCGACAGTAGAGCTTGTTACGCCTGTGATTTCAATTTCATTTCCGTTGTATCTAATCGTTGTGCCCACATGCTTCGATGGACTATTCGTATCCCAATATGGGCTACTTGTAGTTAATGTAATCCCATTGCCAGAAGATGAAGATGGATCGAGAGTTACACCAGCGCCTTGAAATTTATAATATGGCTGGTAGACTTTTGTTCCATCAGACTTTTGATCGAATTGAAATGACTCAACAACAAATGTAGTAAGCCCTGTTCTTACAAGTTGCTGTGGAACAAATGTTGGGTGGGATAGAAACATAACATCGCCAGCTTGGGCATATGTATATTCATGTAAATAATTATGATCGAACGGAAGAGTTCCGCTACTTACATCTGTTGTGATTGTTTGAATTAATGAAACAACACCAGTTGATGGGCTTATTTGAAAGACGCGTATTTTCTCATGCTCAAGCGAAATAATATATTGCTCGTCATCGGAAAAAATAAAAGGCAATAATCTGCTTTGCTGTCGCTTGGATGTATCGATTGATATGTCGTACTGGTAAATATTCTGCAAGCCAGAACGCTTTACAATCCCACCCTCAGATCTAAGAAAGAAATTTTCAACACGTTGAGCTGATTGATTGTAGATCGGAGTGTCGGTTCTAGAATACAAAGAGGGGCTAACTTCACCAAACTGGAAGTTTGTTAATGGAACTTTAATCTTTCGCATTATGTACGCCTATTTGATATAAACCGACTTGTGTTTAACTTCCGTGTTGTTTGTTGTTGCGCGTCTAGGTTTCGAGCTTTTATCATAAATATTTGAGCTTGCTGCGCCATCAATCCAGCCAACGCTTGATCTCTTGCTAGCCCAACAGCAAACACCGCAGCCAGTTCGTACTGAACTGCTACAGTAAAATATGAAGGCCAGTCCTGTTCTTCAGCGCGATATGTATAATCTAATACTAATTCAGAAGCAGCAGCTTCATCACAAAACAATTTGTTTCCATATGTCTGATAGTTAATTGGTGAGTCATTTACGGTAACAGCGTGTGTCATTAGCCAGCCACTAGGAAGCTGATATGCTGCATCATAGCGACCAGTTGGCGCATCACTTAATCTATTTAATACGACTTGATTTGTTGCGAAGCGCCAGCGGCAATTTACCAAAGAAGATCGAGCAACATCTTCATACATATTTGATGCAATCAATGCTTCGTTGTTGCCATCATCAAATGAAGTAATTGGCTCTGCCCCAATCAGGATTAAGGATCTACTGCAAACATCTATTGGTGAGCTTGCGTGTGTACTAGAAACCGCCATGTCTAATCCTCTGAAAGGGAGAAGGGGGCCGAAGCCCCCAACTCATTAGTTGTTGTCTAGGACTTCGTAAACGCCGTTGTCATCAATAACAACAGAACCCATAGACATCATTGATGTCGCAAGGTGTGACACTTTTTGTGGCACATAGTTTACTTCAGTCGTGACATCAGAGTTTACGCCAATGCCAACTGCTCGCATGTGGTACGCAAAGTTCTTACCACCAGCTACCGCAGACGTTGAGAAGATCTTGAAGCCCAAGAACTCTTTCATTGTCATGCCGCCAGCAAATGGCAAGTTTTGTGGACCAACAAAGTCAGATGATGCAAACTCGTTAATGTTAAACAAGTCAGCAAAACCAGCAGGGGCCATCGCAATATAGCGCTGTCCGTCTTCTGGAATGTCAGCAGAGCCGAATGTTTCAAAGATTGAAAGCAAGTCAGCTTTTGCTAAGGCACCAGTAGTGTCAGCAATCTGAGTTGAGTTAGCACCAGCGTCCATTGCTGTTGTAATAATCTCGTCAGTCTTGCGACCCAATGCAGAAGCAGCAGACTCGGCAACAGCTTGACGCTCGTTGATGTTGATTTTCAACTCGTCAAGTTTGTCAATGTATTCTGCGGCGTAGAAGTCTGCCATGGTTACTTCAACGTTGGTGTGCGCTAATTCCATTGCGGTAACGTCACCATTGCGTGTTTTAGTTGATGCAGCACCGGCTCCAATTTTTTGGAAACGAGCGACAGAACCAGTCACGTTTGTTGAGCGGATAGTATTGCGAAGCTTGGAACCCATGCGCTGATAAGCAAGATGCACATCGGTTTCAAACTGTTTGATAAAGGCTTGGTCGATTGTATTAGCCATTTTACAGTTCCTAAGTTGTTGTTACGGGCATCGGGGTATCCGCTCGGCATCATCAACGAAGGTATCCTATTGGGCTTCTCAGTGCATTACGGGCCGTGATGTTTCATGTGAAACATAATTTTTCACAGGATTGCAACGCACAAATTCAACATATTGTGTATTTTTGTACTCAGCGGTGCAAACAGGTTCGAACCCAAGCCATGCAGCCCAGTTCAGCATTGCCTCATAATCAGCTTGGATTGTCATAGAAAGTGAAGGGTAAGACTGATCGAAAAAGTTTATTAACATCTTTGAGCCGCGAGCCAGCACAGTAAAGTTACTTTTTAATTTGCTGCTAAACATTGCAAACATCTGTGGAATCTTTTGGTCAAACAACAGGCCGCCAACAAAAACAATCTCTCCCTGACCATCCCTAACAAGGTACACCTCGCTCATCTCAGTCATTTCCTTAAGGGCATCAATAACGCTGGTGTGACCGAGCTTATATATTTCTCGAACATTTTCTGGATGAATAACGTGTACGAACTCATACACATGATCCTCGTTAAAGGGAGTCAAATAGTAAGACCCCCTTTGCATGATTTTAATTTCATCCATAAAGTTTCTGATACCCCTCATTAACTTTATTAACCCAATTGTCATCGCGCCTTGCTGGGTTCCAGTATCTTTCGTCCTTCATCATATCTTGCAATTCAACTTCACTAAAGTTTGCAGCAATATTGTTTTGCTCTGAAACGCTTGGATCTTTCATAGCTGACATAATTGCCTCAAGCGCGATAATGCCTTCAGATGTTTCACACATACGTTCAATTGCTGGAATAGCTTCTTCTGGAAAGAATTGATTTGCAAACAAGTTGGCCGCTTCAATCCTAGCAGTAGAGTTTTCGCCTAGCTTTGCAGCTTCAGCTTCCATATCTGGCTCTGGCCCCATGCCACTCATATACATCTCAATACCCTTTTGAAACTCCATGGGTATATCCGTTTCCGTGACAGTGCTCTGCCCACTTCTGGAGCATATCGCTTTGGAGTGCCTCTTCACTATCAATAAAGTCTGGCAACTCATATTCACCAGCGCTTGCAGGAACGCCCTCAGATGCTTGAGTTTGCAACTCTTCCATTAAACGGTTGCGAACATCTTCTTCCTTTTCGCCTAGCTTAGACTCAAGGGCCTTGTATGCTTTACCCAGATCAGCTGGGTCATTAAACTTTTCAGGAAGCCATTCAGGACGATCAGGTGTTGCCTCTGGTGTTGCATCAACCTGTGCTTCTACTGGTGCTTCACTTGCTTGTGCTTCTTGTTCCATTATTCTTTACCTTGTGTGCATG